CGCACCAAACCAAGACAGTCACATCCCGCGTTCTTGGTGATGTGTTGGTGACGGTAAGGTGTGCCGATCCACGAACGGGCCTCTGCAATTATCTGTTCACTACTCATTGAAATAAACTCCCACCGTCGTAGTCATCCTGTCCACGCACAGGGTAATCCGTCAGACGGTCATTGCCCGGCATGAGAGGGAACCCTTGGAAGTTGATGATGTTGTCGAATTTGTCTTTGCAGTCATCGGGGTGCTGTTTGCATCCGGCTACGACATCTACCGAGCTACCTACATCGAACGTCACCACAGGTTCCTGCCAGAGCGTCAGGGTCGTACCGACATGCGTCTTAATGCCGTGCTTGCCGCCGTTAGCGTCCGTGAATGTGCCGAGGGTGAACCAGTCGTCAGTGTAACCGTCAGCACCCACCACAACGACCGTGTGACCATCATGCGACGTTATCGTACCTGTCATGCTGAACGCAGGGTCGGACGTATCTACACCACATTCCACGCTGCCCAGTTTCGTATCACATGATCGTTGGAACACGCGACCTTCGGGCTGCCCGAGAATATGTGACTGAGATCGAAATTCCGTCGCGAACGCCTCGCCCTCGGTTTCGGATACGGACCCGAACGTACCGTTGGCGCGCATGTCATATTGCGTTTCGTCGGCCCAGTTGACGAGGTAAAGCTGTACCGAGGCACTGTCGAACAGGCCCGACTCGATGTCCAAGGTGGTCAGTTCCTCACCGTCGATCACACCCGAGATTTCGAGGTTGTCCACGGCCAGTCCGAGAGACTGTACGATTTTGGTGGTGGTGATACCTGTGGATGACAGACACGTCACGCCGTTGACGGTCACATCGGCGTCGTGATCGGTGAACCCGAAAATCCGTCCATCCAAACGCTCAATCACCCAACAATAGCAGAGTGTCGTTTCGCCCGTTGCGAGGTGTGCGGTCAGATCGAGATCAAGGGTTTTCATATTTCACCGTTAGAAGTTGATTGTTAAAACACACCCACCAAGGGCCGTCGCTAGGATGTCTGCGCCGTCAGGCGCGTGGGTGAAGCTGTCATAATATTCCTTCGCGACACCTGCGAATAGTGAAGCTGCGCACCCCATCCACGGATCACCCGTGTATTCGGTGACAACTGCGGATACGATCAGGCCCGCACCAGCGTGCTGTACGAGGTCAGGCCGAGGGGTGCTGCATCCCGCAATAGAGAGGGCGGCAATGAGGGCGATTAGATATTTCATAGTTTCGTTCCTTTATTTGATACCATAGAGAATGAGGGTACTACCCGCCTTAATCAGGTCAGTCCCGTCAAGTGTAATGCGGATTGCATTCTGTGCTGTGAAGACGTTGTGTGTGCCGATGTATTCTTCGGCGAAAAGGGCAGACCCAGCCGGGGTGCTACTTATGTCAGCAGAAATGCGGGTTTTAGAGGCGTTTGACGCCGACATAATTTGGACGCTACCATCATAGTATTGAGTGCCCGATACCGCCCTAGATCGAGCGATTTGCATACTCGGTACGTTTGCGGGGGTGGCTGTTGAGGTGTAAGGCTTTGCCTCCGAATAGTAGCTGTTACCGGTGTCAAACGTTAGGGCACCATCATCCGACATCTGCGCGCGTAACTCCTGACCAGCCACCGCGTGGCTTGTTCTCACATTAACCAGTTCGAGAATATGTTTCGTGTAGCCAGACGGCAGCGCGAAATCAACTTCGGTCACATCACCCACAAGGAGCTGCGTCTCGATCTTAATCATCACCTGATCCGCAGCAGCGGCAGACGCGGCAGCAGCGTTTTCACTCACCAGCGCTGCAGCGGCAGACGCTGCAGCGTTAGTCTCGCTCGTGTCAGCGTTGCCTTCGCTCACCAGCGCAGCAGCGGCAGACGCGGCAGCGTTAGTCTCGCTCGTGTCAGCGTTACCTTCGCTCACCAGAGCATCGGCAGCAGACGCTGCAGCGTTAGTCTCGCTTGTACCAGCGTTACCTTCGCTCACCAGAGCAGCAGCGGCACTTGCTGTGGCTGTGGTCTCACTGTAATCAAGCCGCTTGCGTAGGTTGTCAACAATCGTACCGTCGTCCACAGTAACTGTGCCCGCAGGATCGTTGATGGCGGAGAATAAAACACCGAGGTCATCATTGCCTTGTTCGATCTTGACTTGTAATTCCGCAGGGGTCGTCATGTGTCTCTCCACTTGATGTTTATGTGATCATACAACGCATCGTACATCGAAACAAGATCATCCTTGTCGTAGACTGCAAGGATTGCACGCACCTCGTCATAATCGTCCGTGTTGATGGCTTCACGTACTCGGACTTCATTGAACCCTATGCTGCCCACGTTACCCGTGTACCGAACCAACATGACCAGTTCCAGTGCGTCTGCGGCGAACCGTACAGGCACGTCGAACTCGAACCCAACCGAAACTGTCTCACCGACCGCAGGGGCCGTGAGGAATACCACGGTGCCGTTCACTGTGTCGATAAACCAGAGTGCATCGTCAATGGTCACACCGTCGAGGGCCACGACCACCGTGGAATATACGGGTTTCGTAATGCGCCGCGAGTACGTCGAGCCGTAACGCTTTGTCATGCGGAAATAGTAAGTCAGCCCGTCGCCTACACCGATCTGCTGGTCCGTAGCACTCACTATTTGTGCTGCGTCACAAGACTTGTAGTCGGACCAGTCTTTCAGGCGGAAACCGTTCAACATCCCCTGAGTGTCGGCAATAAAATCCAGTTGCTCCACGAGCGTGTCTACGTTTTTGGCAGACAGTGCAGCAGTATAGCGGCGAAGCGGGTCCGCCCACAGCGCGTTACGGTGTTCTGCACCGCCACGCAACCGCTTGATTGTGGTCATGTACGCAGGGCCGCCGGTCGCCCCGGGGCGTATGCTGTCAGTGAAGCGTTGCTCAAGAAAACTCATTAGTTAGCCAATGCCCCCATTTGTACTGCGCGAGCAAGTTCAGCCTGTATTTGACTACCGGACTTACGGAACGACTCAGCGTCAGGTGTGTTGATATTCATGTGGATGGTCACACCGCCACCGGATGACTGGCCCTTGGTGTGGTCAACAACTGTCTCGTTCGGGTGAACCATAGCGAGCGACCCGCCCTTGCCGTCCATGCCGCCGGCACGCGGACCTACGCCCGTGAACCCGCCGCCCTCGAACGACGCACCAAGGCCGCCGAGCAGTCCTTGAATACCGCTCGTGAGGCCACCAGCGATGCTGTTGAACACGGGGGTCATCAGCAGGTCGATCACTTTATCGAGGATGTTGCCGAGAATATCGCGTGCCGCTTCACCGAATGACTTCGAGCCATCAAGTAACGCCTTGAACCCCGATAGCATCGAGGAACTAATAGACTTCGCCATGTCATCGAATATCTTCTTGATGCGGTCAGCTTCTTCCTTAGCAGCACCCGACGCGGAATCACCGCCGCCCGACCCGTCGAACCACGTCCGAACGTCGATCTTGGTGTCCTTGGCTTCTTCCCACACGCGCATGAATTCTTCCCATGACGCGATAGGTTTGTTGGCTAGGTTAGCGATGCTATCAGCAGCCTTCGCCCATAACGCAGTGGTTTCGTTCAACGCCTCGGCCTTACCGAACAGTGTTTCAGCAAGTGACTCGCCTTCACCGACGTATGTGGCGGACGTAGCATTATTGAACGCTTCGGCGATACCGTCAATCGCGGCAGCCGTTGCACCAGCATATTCGTTCGTAATCTGTAGGCTTTCACCAAGTGCGTCTAACTCAGGGATGTCCACGCCGGGTACCTTGTTCATGACTGTGATTAGCAGGTTCACGCCGTCGATGGACTTGTCGATCAGCTTTGTCAGCGCACCGATTATCACATTGACGGTCGAGTACATTGCTTCACCGATCACCGAGGGTATTGCACCCCATACAACGACAATTGCGTCTTTTGCACCCACGAACGCACCGATGGTTTTGTTCGCCCATTCCGTCATCGACTCCACCATGTCACCGAGCATCCACATCCAACTAGCTTTTAGACCCGTCCAGTGAACCATAGTGCGTGCGACAAACTCAGCCACGGCATATGTGGCCTTCTCACCCCACCCACGGATCACGTCACCGAGCAGACGGAATAAATTACCCGCACCACCAACGACACTACTCAACGCCATGAACCGTTCGATCAGATAGCCCATGCTGATGATCAGTGCAGGGATACCGAGTCGTATGAACGCTGTGCGAAGTATTTTGAGGGATGTCGTCCACAAGGATGTGGCTATCATCGCAGCAGTTGCGCGTGCCCCGAACATCGACATCGTGATGCCAGCAAGACGTAACGTCGCCACAAATTCCATCGTGGAAACGCGCGCAATCAGGAACCCGTTGACCCAACGTGTCGCGAAGTAGCCTGTTACCAGCGCGAGCGAGATCAAGATCACATCCAGATTATTTACCACGACGTTCGTGAAGTCGAGCATGATCTCTTTGACGCTACCGATTGCCCGACCTAGCCCACGGAAATCATCCTGCAACACACCCATTAGCGGGAACAGATCCGACAATGCTTTACCTGACTTGGTGAACGCAATCGCCAACGAGCCGAACACCGCGACGAGCGCGGCAGCGATAGCACCAGCAGGTCCGAAGAATTGGAGCATCTGACCACCCTGTTGCGTGAACGCAAGCATTGCCGATTGTCCACCAGCAATCTGAATGGCGAAATCCGACATCTGGTAGCCGAACTGTTGCACGGCACGTCGGTTGGAATTGAGACCAGCATTCCACGAGCGACCCGTCGTCGTAGTCGCACGCTGCGCCTTCTGTATGCCCCGCAGACCGCGATTGAACTGATTGAATGCTGGTTGTGCCGCGTTGGTAGCTGACAGCTTGAAATTCACACCATTGAGCCTATCAACTACCTTTCGTCGCTTCGTGCCGTTTGACTATTTCGAGATACGCAACCTGATCACGTATCTTCTCAATCGGCCATGCCTCCACGACACAAGGGTCTAGGTGGAGTCTGTGTGCCAACCCGAAGCACATCAAGCGCAACGGGTTGGCTTCTATTTTTCCACGCGGTCCCCGAACTGCTCGTCGTCGTCCTCGTCAAGCTGGTCCGCGAACAATGTGGTGAATATTTCACCGATCAGTGTCGTCTTGAGACGTTCCAGAAGCGGGCGGTGCTTCGGTGTGAACACACGGTTCTCGTCAGCATCAGAAGCCTTGCTCATGATCAGGTGAATCATCCCCGCAGGGGACGGACTGGTCATGAAGTCGGGGAAGTTACGACGGACACTAGAAATGTCCTTCGATGTCAGAGGCTTTGCGTACAGCGTGATCTCGGTGCCGCCGATTCCACCTGTCCAACTCGTAGCTTCGTAACTGGACAGTTCGGATTTGAGTAGTGCTTCAACATCCATTACGTGACCGTCCCGACAGTTACCATACCAGCGTTACGCACGTTGAATGTATCTTTGACGAGATCACCGACGGAAACGCTCGTGGACTGACTGGTCACGAGGAACGAACCTGTGATCTCGGTCAAGCCCGAAGTGTTACCCTCAGAATAAAGATTGAGCGTGACCTTGGTGCCCATCACGAGGGCAGCCTGACCAGTGTCCGCAGGATCGCGCAATACGCTGATCGAACCAGAACCAGACGATTGACCGGCCTCTACGTCCGTCCAGTCCTCACCCATGACGTTCGCGTCAAGTTCGCCGACAGATAGTTCGAGGTCGAACGACTCGACCTCACCGATAGTGTTCGCGCCGACCGCGACCTCACCTTGGTGTCCTTTGTAACGAGCCATTGTTATGTCCTCACAGTTTCAGGGTCATCATAGTCGGCACGATACTCGACATCATACCGCATTACAAGTCCTCCAAGGGCTAGGCCCGTTTCGGCATCACTTGAGAAATTCACTTGCACCAATTCAGGCTCTTCTTCGAGCAACGCCGACCAGTCAGTCGCCACGACCGCCGCAATGACGTTAACCTCGTCAACGTCCAGTGCGTCATCCAGATCGGCCTCTGCCTCGCTACGCTGCACACGCAGGTAGAACGACGAAATCCGAATACGTTCGGCGCCCATCGTCTCGCGGGTGATGTTCTCGTTGAGAAAACGCATGTCAATCGCAGCCTTGCCTGTATGATTGCGCGCGTATTTCCGTGAAGCATATACGTCGTACTGACCTGCGGGCAGGTTCGTGTCGAGTGCCGTCTGCATGGCCTCACGTATCTGTGTGCGGATATGGGTCACGACTGTCGCTCCAAGAATATCTCGATCACACCCGTAGCGTCATCTTTCCAGTTCTTCACGATGAACGTTTCA